CCACACACTCGTATCGTCCGACACGCCGAGATCCCAGCATCGGTTCACTGGCCGATCGGCGATCGCCTCGACGGCCTCGAGGATGCGCCCCTCGGCGCGCACCTCGGCCATCTCGGTGCCCCAGATACTGCCGATCGTCGCGGCGTTCCAGCTGCACTCGTATTCTTGCTCATAGGCCGCGCGCCCCATGTCGGCGCCGTACAATGCCTTGTACTCGTCGAGCGCGTCGACCTGCTGCGCCTCACTCAACGCGTTGGTGTCATTCACCGCAAGCAGCTGGCTGAACCAGTCGACGCGCTTCTGCGCGTACTTGAACATGTCGAAGGCGTGGTTACGCCCGCGCGGCGTCGTGATGAAAACTGCCCAGCCATTATTTTCTTCGAGCATCGGGCGCATGTAGGCCCAGGCGCTCGGATTGCACAGCGCATACTCCGAGAACACCACGCCCGCGGCGCTCGAGCCGACCGTGCGATTGTAGGCGTCGCTGCCGATGCACTGCCAGGTTGAGCCGTTCACCAGGCGGATAAACATCTCGCTCTCGTTGGTGCTCTCGCGCAGCTCAGGCGGAAACGCTTCATCGATGCGACGCACGCCAGTATGAGGGTTCACTGCGGTAAACACGGCCTTGCGGGCCTGTGCGTACTCCGGCAGGCAGTGCCAGTAATTTCCGATTTTCCGAAACGCTGAAACCGCGGTATGATGCAGGCATATTTCATCCTTGCCAGCGCGTCGGTGCCACACTGCGATCGCACGCTTGCCGCCGGCGTGCAAATAATTCCACAGCTGCATCTGATGATCGCGCGGCGACCAATCCTCTTTCGGGATCCGCACGCGCATGTTCATTTCTTTTTCTCCGCGGCGATGTCACGCAGAATAATTTCGAGAGCACCTTCGATCTTTGCTTCGTGCGGTTGATTGGGTCGACCCCAGCCGCGATCGAGCAGCGCGATCGCCGCGGCCACACGCGCCGCGTCGCTATCGCTGCTCTCAGAAACGCCGGCCAGCGTCTGGACAGCACGCTTGGTGTACGATCGCGCCAGCGATTTTAGATCCAGCGGTAATTGCTTTTTTGGTGTTCCGTCAGGCATTTGCTTGAGGTATACCCCTCTCCTCAGTTTGGCTTGTCGTTCGGATTTTCCAGCTTCTCCAGGCGCGCCCCGATCTGCTCCAGCTTCATCTCGATTTGCACCACAACTGCCTCGATTTCCTCATCAATTGCCTCGATCAGCGCCTTGATGTCAGCCGCCGCCTTTGCCTCGGCCTGGTGCTCTGCCGCGGCAATGATTGGGATTATTTTCATATTTGCCATGCAGCATCCAGACACGAAAAAGGGCGCGCAAACCATGCGCGCCCCCATATTTGGCGTCAAGTGCCCCGAAAGGCACCAGACCTAGCGGATCGGTATCGTCAGCAGGTAGTAAACCAGCGGCGACAGCAGCACGAGCCAGAACCACCGCGGGATCAGCGAAAGTATGAACGGCACAAAGACATACGCATACACAGACGCCAGGAGACCAACCGAGGCCCATATCAGGATCTCGCCACACATGATCTAGCCCCAGTGCTTGTTGCGGTCGGCCTGCCAGGGCGGGGCGATCGGTTCGACTTTCAAATTGATCAAGGCCCTCAGCAGTAGAACCTCCGCCGGCGGGATGGTTGTCAGGCCGTGGACGTAGCGGTTGGTGGTGCGTGCCGATCGCCCGAGGTAGCGCCCCGCGGCGGCCTGGCTCAGGCCGAGATGGTGTAAGGTCATCAGAAACTCATCCGACGACATCGTGCGCTGCAGCTGCCAGTCGTGCTTCATCACTCGGCCTCCCTGATCTGCTGCGCGAGATCGGCGATCGCCTCCAGGCGGGTCGAGCCGTGGCCCTGGGCTTGGTCCTGCTCGCCGTCCTGGTTGTCGAGCCAGGAGACGTATTCGTAGGCATAGCTGCACCAGGCCGTGATGACGCAGTCCTGGTCGGGGAAGGTGTGGCGGCGGGTGTCAGTGCCGTTGAGCGGCTTGCGGACGGTGAAGGTGATGGTCATGGTCAGCTCCTGTTGTGTGTTCGGTCACTATAGACTGCCAGTCCGGGGTGTCAACAGCAAAAAAGAATAGCTGCCATGCTATTTTGTTGTTGACAGGGGTGACTGATGGTCTATATTCCAACCATCGAAACGACGCACACAACGGAGCAAGTCATGACTAACCTCAACACCCTGATCGACCAGTACGCCACCCTCAAGGCCCAGCTGGGCAAGCTGGAGGCCGAGAAGAAAGCACTGGAGAAGGCACTGGCCAGCGTGCCCGCCGGCGCCTACGAGAGCGACAACTACCGCCTGACCATCTCTGACGCCGTCCTCGAAAGCTATGACGACGTGATCAAGGCCGAAATCAAGCTCGTCACTGACGGACTGATCAACGGCATGTCACGCCAGTACCTGACCGCCCACACGATCAGTAAGCCTTCCCGCCGCCACCTGGTCGGCCTGCCGACCGGCAAGAACCTCGCAGCCTGACCGCTGACATCAAAAACCCCCCGCGCAAAACGCAGGGGGTTTTTTCATTCCTCCCAGTCCACAACGTAAAAGTTGCGTTCTTTGTTGGGGCATTCTTCGGCTAGCATCACCCCACCGCGGCGCGCGGAAGCCTCACTGGTGCCATAGACTTCGACGGTGTGCCCACACTTGGCACACGTCACCTCCAAGCCATCCACTTCCCTGCCGTTGTCGTTCTCCAACACGGTCTCTTCGATTTCTGTCTCAACACGCATGCCTTCCTCCTGTATTCGAGGGCGTAAGCCCGATTACCCGTCTTACCCGTACGGGTAAGGTGAAATTTTTATACTTTTCAATGTCTTTACCCCACTTACCCCACTTACCCCTCACACACATAACGAGAAGTAGGTTTGTACATTTATGCGTTCACTATATGTGCTTCCTATTTTGGAGATCATTGGAAAACGCGTTCTTACCCGTAAGCCGGGGTAAATTAGGTACGCCTATACCCTTTTGTGGTTTTTCCGTCGCGTTCGAACACGCCGTGCGTCCAACCGAGCCTGCGCATGATGCTCGCCACGGTTTTTGCGTGGCCGTTATTCAGTTGCCCAGCCGCAATACCCAGAACCCGATCGAAGATGTCCGCCGTAGCCACCCGCTGCTCGCCGTTGACGACATGGATGACGTCGGCGCCGCGGTGCCCCCAGCCGCCCGTCGGGTCGTTCTCCGGCACAACCACCAGCCCGGCCAGCTTGCTTTCCCAGGGATGTTGCACCCGGCGCTCTTCCTGCGCGACGCCAGCATCGCCCCAGAGCGCCTCCGGCAGCGTCAGGCCCTCGCCCTGGCTCTGGTAGTGCGCTGCCTCCCCCCAAAGCTGCAGGCGCTCGGCGCGGAGCCGCTTTAGGTCGATCGGGCGCCGCACTGCCACCGGCCAAAACCGCCGGTTGCCGGTCATCGAGAGCAGGTAGCGATCGTCGTTCGTGGTGCCGACCTCGATCGAGTGCCTGTCCTGCTTGACCAGGTAGTGCCCATAGGCCGGCCTGGCGCGGTCGACCTGGCGCGAGGCGAAGGCCTTGATGACCTCGACCTCCGACTTAGTGATGCCGGCCAGCTCCGCGTTCTCGTGGAACCAGACCCCGGCGAGTTGCTCCTGCACCTCCCGGCTGGCCTTGCCCAGGATGCTCTCGTCGGAGAAGTTGCCCTCCCCCGCGAGCACTGCCCAGGCCGACGACTTGTTCCACCCCTCGGGCGCCTCGAGCACCGTGATAGTGTCGAACTTGCAGCCTGGCTGCCGCGCCCTGGCGACCGCGGCGATCATGGTCTTGCGGATGCAGGCCCGGTTTAAGGGCGTGTCGTCGGCGTTGAAGTGGTTGACCGCCATCCGGTCGAGGCGCGGCGTGCCGTCCCAGGACGCCTCCGCCTCGGCCAGCATGTCGACCACCGGGTTGAACTGGTGCTCATGGCACATCGTGTTGACGGCGTCCCTGACGTGCTTCTCGGTGAAGTCCAGGCCGAACGTGTTTGACAGGTAGACCCGCAGGGCGCCGATCGCGGCATCGGTGACCAGGCCGGCGAACGGCACATTGGGCGCATTTGGCGAAACCGCGCTGTTGCGCCCAATGTACAGCTCGTTGTGGAACACATCCTCCGAGCACACGGCGCCGATCGCCTCGATGGCGAGCCGCGCATTGTGCAGCGACGCCTTCGGGTACCCCGTCTCCACGTATCGCTCGCGCCAATTCGGGATGATGATACCAGGGACATCGGCGCCGATCGCCGCCAGCACCGCCTCGCCCAGCCGGGCGCCGGGCGACACGTCAGGATCCGGGATGTTCCACTTGGCCCTGGCGCCTTCGATGAACTTCAGGACGTTGACGTCCTCATAGGCGAACGGCATCACCCGCGCCAGGATCGCCTCGTCGCCGGCGCCGCGGCCAACCAGGGAGGCCACGACGTCGCGCATGTTCTCCCACCAATTGCCGGATCCGTCGCTGTTCTTGTACTGGCTCTTGTCCAGCATGGCGTCGAGGTCGGCGTCGGAATAGGCAGGGCTTTCCTGTATGGACGAAACCGTCCCCTTTTCGGGAGAGGTTTTGTCCATGCGTGCCCTGCCGATCGCGCCAGGGTTCAGATCCGATCGACAGTCGATGTAGTCGCCGTCGAGCAGCTCGACCCGGTGCTCGGGGTTGTCGTCGATCGAGCCGTAGTAATAAGCTGTGGATAAGTTGAACGACGTCGGGTCGATGCCGCCCCCGAGCACGCCATTGAGCCACGCCACCATTGTCGCCCGTGTATATGGCGCCATCGGCGCTACCGGCATTGGCGCCGACAGCGGACACAGCACGCGCCACTTTTCCTTGGCGCCCTTCACATAGCTGGCTGAGGTGTAGACCAGGCTGCGCAGGCCCGCCGCGGTCAGCCGCAGCACCGCCTCGTCGAACGACGTCTCGCCGCCATCGTAATCGATCTCAACGCCGGTGATTTCGAGCGTATTGGCGTTGGTGCGCAGGCAGCCTTTCGCCGATGCCACCTCGCCGAACAGCGCCAGCTTCAGCCACGGCAGCCGGGTTTTCTTGCTATCCGTCATCCAGCGGATCTCCTCCGCCAGCTGCGGCAGCGTCAGCTGATCGCGATAGGCGA